ACTACTAGAACCAGTTGTGCCCCTGGTACAGTTTGCGCTATGGCGACTGTTGTAGAGCCGGGGGGCGTGGGGCCGGGGCCGCTCGGGCCGGTTGACAAGAGTGGACAGGCTGGAGCCTGACTTCTGACACCAGGGGGTCTACAACTAGGCCATGGCCATCAACCTGGACGACTGGGCCCCGCTACCGGACATGTCCCGGGAACAGCTCAGCGTGATCCTCGACGAGCCCGAGGAGGTGAAGTCGCAACTATCTGCCGCTCTTGGCCGCCTCTTGTCCAGTCTTGACGATCCAAACGGTGTCATCAGCGCCTTTAGTTCCTACGTTGAGTGAATGGTTGCCGATGAATCGTTTGATCTACTCCCAGATCTGGGCGGCAAGAGTCTTCTGGAACTGATCCAGAATTCCACCCGACCCACGACTGAGATGAAGCCGGTTATTGAGCACGCCCTCCGCCGGGTCCTAGCCAGCTTGGACGACCCTGACGGCGTCATCAGCGCCTTCGGCAGCTACGTTGGAACCTAGTTCGCCTACAGTGGGTTTATGCCCCGGAGCCGTGCCAGCAGGTGGTTCGGTTCCGGGGTGTTCTGGATGTGGTTCTGGTCTGGGGTGGCTGTTCTCGCCATGGTCTGGGGCGTGGCCACGTTCGTGTTCTGGATGGACTCGGTGCGCAACCTGAACGCCATCTCGGTGATCACGATGTGGTTGTCCTTCATGGCCGGTTTTCAAGCCACGCTCGGTATGCGGAAGGCTGACCCAGAAGACCCCTTGTGATCACAGGGAGGGGTGTGTATACTAGAGTCCTCCAGCAGGAAGAGAAGGCCCGCTGAAGTGAGGATCCCGGGGGCGGATGGGTTCACGTTCACCTCTCCCGGGATCCGAGGGGGAAGTGCCGGCGCACCCCCACGGAACGAGCGCCAGGCCCCTTGGGGCGGCTCAATCCGTGGGTGTAAAGCGAGGATCGACACCTCTGTCCCCCACGTGTGGGCTCCCAACGAAGTTCCACGCAAGATCCCCTCCCGACTCTCGACCGGGAGGGGATCTTCTAACTTAAGGAGGATCATGAGTAGACCACCCAGTCCACCCCCACCAAGGCCTCCATACAATCCACCACCCCCGCCACCTAGGCCAGCGCCGGCCCCAGCTCCAAAACCAGTGCCGGCACCTGGGAGGTAATCAGTTGATGGGCTGGACAGCCAGGTAAGAAGAGGGATCAGCGCGCCGGGCTGGCTGGGCGTGCTGTTGACACTGGTCCTTCTCCCCATCTATCAGGCCAGGTAGCTCAACAGGTTAGAGCAGCGGACTCATAATCCGCAGGGTGTCAGTTCGAAACTGACCCTGGCCACTTGACAGGGACCCCTCCCTGAGCTACTCTTACTTTTACCGGTGAATGACGGACGCGGCTTCATGCCCCCGTAAACCGGACCAATCACCTTTTTTAGCCCTTTAAGGAGGGAACCTCATGCTATTCAAAAGGAAGCCGCTGCCCAAGACCCCGAGGGAGCGTGCGCAACAGAAGCTTGACGTATTCATCAATGTGCTATGGGCCTGTCGAGGAATGATCATCTTCGGATTCGTTACCTCGGCCGGTGGGAACGTGCTTCACGCTGTCAGTAAGGCGGCGGTGGGACAACCACTGCCCATCCGAGTCGCCATCGCCCTCCTCGCCCCGATCCTCCTCCTGGGAGCGTTCGAGGCCATCAGCCGGATCCCACTGCCCCCAGCGGGGTTGAAGTGGTACAGCCTCCGGTACTGGGCTACTGGCCTGCGGATCCTGGCGATGTTCACCATCGCCACCGTGACTGTAGTGACCTCGTTCCGGCACCAGCGGAGCGCCCTTGAGACGTACGGAGGCGACCACCTCCAGGCCATCATGTTGCCTGGGGCGATCGACGCCTTCATGCTCGTGGGCTCTCTCAGCGTGCTGGAGGTCATGATCTTTATCCGCAACATGGAGGAGAAGATCGCAGCCATGGACCTGTCCGCCAGTGCCAAGGAGGACGCGAAGGTGGCCCCGGAGAAGCCGCTGAACGGCCGCGAGCGCATCGCCATGGCCTTCATGGACATGCCGTGGGCCTCGGTCAAGGACATCGCGACCAGGGCTGGGACCACAGAGGCGTACACCGCCACTGAGGTCAGCAAGCTGAAGAAGACGCAACGTGCCACCAACGGAACCGGACAACCGGCCACCGCCACCCTGTAGCATAGTTACCGCCATTCACGTGGTTAATGTGTCCAGGGGTGGACAGGAAAAAGGCCCCGTACCTGTATCAGGTACGGGGCCTTTTTTTGTCCCCTTGGTTAGTCGCCACGGGTGGAGGTGACTTGACTAGTCGGGATACGGCGTGACATGTCGAATGGACCTGATTAGATCAGTTGGGGTGAGACTCGACCTGTCGTGATCTCTTTCTGAAACAGACTCCACATGCCCGCTTGTGCCTGCGCCGTATCTCCGGTCCCAGCCTACTGATGACTTGTGTCTTGGACTGACCCGGCAAAAGGCGCACATTGTGCTCCCAGCCGCAGTCGTAACGGAACACCAGTACCGTGGCCATGGTTAGAGCCGCCGCTTCCGCCAGGTGGGCAGAGCCGACTTGGCATCGTTCTTCTTGCCCTTGTTGTAGATCTCGGTGACCAGCCAGGCCAGCGACATAGATACGGAGCCGCCGGTAGTGTTGGCGAACTGCTTCGCCTCCGCGTGCAGCTTGCGGGCACCGCCCTTGTAGTTCTTCAGCCGGTCGACCAGGTGATCCACGTCGATCTTGGAGCCGTGCTCATTGAACAGTGCCCCCAGACCCTCCAGGAGGACTGCCTGAGAGCCGTAACGATCCGTGCTCCAAGCCCTGGTGATGGTCAGGAATACCAACTGGAGCAGGCTCGGCTCCTTCGGCCCACCAGGAGCATTCTGAGAGATCTCATCGAGCCGGTACAGCTTGTTGATCGCGTTGACGTGGCCGGTGGCCGCATGCGGGTGGACGGCCCAGCCGTAGGCATGGACGCTAGCCTCGATACGCAGGGCCTGCTCGTCCTCGGCGGAAACCCTGGCCTTGTGCTTCTCCAGGGGACTGGGCTGGTTGGCGTAGTTCAGGTCCAGGAACATTTGCGCTTCCTGGGCCAGGGTCAGGCCCTTGTACACGTGGGCGGTGATCTCCCCGGTACCGTCGGTAACCCGGATGACTACTTCCTTCCGGTGCCATCCATCGATGACATAGTCACCGTCGATACGCCGGGACACGTGGATCACGCCCAGGGCATCAGCGTTGAAGGCCTTGACGATGTTGTCGACCTTCCTGGCCTGGATCTCGTCACGCTGCACTCTCTTGTCGACCAGAAGATCGGCAGCCTTCAGTTTCTCGACCGTGTAGGTCTGTTCCAGTGTTTGGGTCATTTGTTGTTGATCTCCTCAGTAAGCAGTTTAATGAACGCATTGAGTTTGGTGCGCACCAGAAGTAGCTCGGAGCGCTTCGCTTCTGCCTCCTCCTTCTTGAACTTCCTATTCAGTGGACCAAGACGACGCAGCGCGGCAACTGTTCCGTTGAGGGAGGCAACAGCCGACGACAGGGCTTCCTGTTGCTGGGTCAAGGACACGATGTCACCAGTGAGGCCAATGGTCTTTCTGGTGTATTCAGCAGCACCGTAACCAGTCAATTTGCCTTGAGTCATCATGTCGATGGCCTCGGCCGCCCGAGTTGCTCGGACCGGGTCCTGAAGGGCTCGGTAGGTGTAGACCAGTGCCGCTAGTTGTCCTGGTGACGCCATGCCTAGCGCATTGGACAGTAGGTCGGCACCTCCGGCTGATTCGCGTGTCGTTCCCTCCGCTCTTGGCTTACCGCGCTGGTTATGTGCCTTGGTGATGATGAGCAGCGGCTGCATAGCGTTGTAGATCTCCCAGATGCGCTGGGGGGTCAAAGGCAATGCAGCTACGCCATGTTCACGAGCCTGTTTGAGCTGGTCACAGGCCCTGGGGTACATGAACGTGGGGGACACAACAATCTCGGTCTCACCGAGGGCCCGTAGTGTCTCTATGCGTCGAAGACCATCAATCAGCTCAAGGTCTTGAGTGACCAGAGGTGGTATCTCGACGCCATGTTCTTTGATGCTTGCCATGAGTTCTTGTAGATCGTCGCCGGGGGTTAGGACCCGGTCGGTGACGATCAGGTCGATGGCGACGCGCTTAGCCATAGGTCTCCCTTCGGTCGTGCTTGTACACCGAAGCATACCACAGGGAGGGGTAGGGTCAAACTCTAGCTGAGGATTGCCGGGATCATCCCCAGCACCCCGACCCCAGTCGCCCTGCCCAGTCCTCGCCAGAACGTGGTCCCGTTGAACCGGACCTGATCGATATCCTGGGAGGCGTACAGGATCCGGTGGCTGAACCGACGGTTGCCGAGGGGGCGTTCCCCGGCCATCTTGGCCCACTCCATGTACATGGAGTACAGGTCGGAGGTACGGATCTGCTGGCCTGGGTCGACGATCAAGATCGAGTCGTTGACCTTCTCCTCCAGGAACCTGGCCACCGGATCGGACTGGAGGCGCACCTCGCGCACGGAGCCCTGGACATGCTCAGGCTCCTGGAGGCCATGGACCTGGTAGTCCCGGAGGCCAACGAGCAGCCAGTTCAAGATCCCGTTCAATTCCTTGGCCAGGATCTTGTGGGCGTAGTCCGAAATCTCCCCTTCGCCCAGTAGGACCGTAGTAAAAGGTATGATCTTGGCACGGCGCCAGATCGCATCGTCGTCAGAACTGAAACGGGGTGGATGGTTCGTGGCCAACCAGATCGTGCACCGAGGTGCCCAACTCTGGAACTTCTGGTACAGCTCGCGGGACTGGATCTGGTCGCGGCCGGTTAGCCGTTTGATCAAGTCCTCATTGTAGGCGGTGTGCTCATTTGTCTCCGAGGTGGATACGAACCGCTTGCCCCGCAACATATGTAAATCATTCGATGGGCTGGATCCCTCAGATCCCCGGGCGCGCAGCGTACCCGATGGGGCCGGTACACCATAATCACCAAACAGCAGCTCCATCGTGGCCATCAGCGTGGACTTACCAGTCCCCGACGGGCCACAGACCAGGAACAGGGAGCGCTGATCTGCTTCCCCCAGCAGGCTGTAGCCCAGCGCCCGCTGCACGTACGACCTCATGCCTGGGTCTGGCAGTACGCGCTCCATGAACCCTTCGAACTGTGGGCAGGTTGCCCGTGGGTCGTAGGAGGCGCCCATGGTTCTGGTCATCAACTGATTAGGGTTGTGCGGCAGCAATTCGTGAGACGTGAGATCGTAGGTGCCGTTGGCCAGGTTCAGCAGGTTCCGGTCGTGGTCCATCTCGTCCACTGTGACCGTGAACCCTGGAATAGCCCGCAGACTTTTGACTGCTGCCTCTGCCCGTGACCGGTTGCCAGCTCGCATCCACCACTTGGCGCCAGACTCGTCACCAAGCTCCCGGGCTCGTACGGACCTGGCCAAGGCCATTTCTGTGAACTCGTTCTCTAACATGAACCGTTGGTCACGACGCCAACACGATCCGTCCCACCGAACGAACTCTTTCTCCTCCGCCAGGTACAAGTACCGGCCCCGGACCCGGTCCGCCAGGTAACGAGCGTTGCCGGCGTCGTTGGGTTGGTAGCCAGGGTCGGCCTCCGCCTGTGGTTCATGATGGAGCACGTCCAAGGCTCGGGACGGCTCGCCGAAGCCCAACCGGCGTAGCTCACGAGCGGCCACATGGAAGTCCCCGCCATGGTTCAGGTGGGCGTAGACCGCGAACTTAGTCAGAGGTTCTTCATGCGGCAGGGACGTGGACGTACTGAAGACGAACATCCGGTCCCGGTCGTCCCGGTACCCCGTGGTGGCCGAGTGGCCCTCACGGGGGTTCTTACCGGGACGGGTCCAAAGACGTTCCGGTCCCTGTCTGCCGGCGGCATGCCAGCCTTGGGGTTCAAGAATCTCTGCCCAGTCAGTGACCGCTTCGAAATGATCCCCGGGGGTCAGGGAGGAGGACGGCCGTGAGGGGGCGTGGAAGGGTGAGTCGGCGTCGGAGACGGGTCGTGGGGATACGTCGGAGTGAGTGAGAACTGACCAGTCCGGCACTGAGTTGTCGGCGTGGAGACGTAAGGAACGGGCCAGGTGCGGTCCGTCGAGCTGATTGGGTAGGACATGATTCGCGATGTCGGTAGGGATGAGGCTTGATGCGGTTAGAGATTGGGCTGATTCGTCGAGTGCGAGGCGCAGTGCTTCATGAATCCTGCACCGGTCCTCCCAGTCTACCGTAGGGAGGGCTCCGTACTCGCCGGAGAGGATCACCCAGGCCTCGCCGGTAGGGTGACAGAGCCCGGATGTGGGGGCCACGATGACGTAGCCGCCTTCCCCCCGGGTCTCGGCCAGGACCAGGCGCTTGGTCGGGTCCTCATCAGCGCGCTGAGCAATCTTCGTGTTTCCCGGGACCGGGTGATCAGAGATCCGGTACAGAAGGTGCAGGCCGCCAGATGGACTCATCTCCGAGTAGCCGTACGGCCCGGTCAGCAAGTTCCAGACCTCACCCACGCCCAGCTCGTCCATACGGTTCTGGATCTCTGTCATGGATTCGCCGTCGCAGGCGCGGCCCTCGATTTCAGTCATCTCCAGGTTCCCGGAGACTGAGCCGCAGATCAGGGCCAGGCCGTAGGACTTGCCGTTCGACCACCATTCGTCGACCTGGTTCAAGGTCGGAACTTCAACTTGATATTCAGCCCACCGGACGGCTGGACGCTTCGTCTTGTTCGACTTGATGGGGACTACAGATACACCACTGTTTCGCCACGTCCTGGCAACATCTGCTAATGTCATATCCAACCCTCCGGGAGGGGTCCCCTACGGGAGACCGGGCTTGCACCTGACCCTTCGAGGAGCACCTGATTACTCAGGGGGCACCTGACTCTTCAGGAGGGGGAGGTCCCTAGTGGACCGGGCTATACCTGGCCCTCGCAAGAGACCGGGCCCACTGATGGTGAGCTTGGTGGGCAACATGATGCCACCATTGGTTGGCCCGGTCCAGGGGGCACGACTTGTTACCTCGTGTCACTCCAACCGTTTCGACACGTCAAGCCGAGTCTTGGCCACCCTCTTCGGTTCATTACCGACATGTCATCCCGAGACGAACCCAATCTGCTCGACTCGTCACGTCAGAACCGTCCGGCCCACACTGCCTGACACGTCTGCTCCTCCCCCCACGGTGCAGTAGCATCTTCCATGCTCCTCAGAGCAGCAGTTGAGTCAGGCCCCGGGTAATGCAGCCCGGGGCCTGTTAACTCAGTAAGGGAACCGTTCCGGCCGTGGTTCTGGCAGCCGTTCCGCCCCTCGCTGGGCCTGCTGAGCCATTCGCTCCAGGTCACTGCGTATCCGCTGACTCTCAACCTCAGGTTGAGGGTTAGGGTTTTCCGCTTGTGCGGGTGGCGCTGCTGCCTGACTGACCCCCCGCGACCGGGGCAGGTCGAATCCGGTGGGTTGGAAGTCGGGGTTAGCGTCCAGCCAGGCTGTGGCCCGAGCCCGAGCGCTGGGATCTCCGGTGGCGCTCACCAGTTCGTACGGTGCATTGAACCCTGTGGATGCAACCCCCAGCCGCATCCACGCCAGCACCGGATCCTTGGAGCCGAGTCGACGCTTCAGGGAACCGATCAGTCGACCCGGACGCCACCAAGCACCTCGGGACAATTGCCCTGGTTCCCCGGTGAACTCATCGATCACGTCCAGATCTACAAGATCCACAACGATGACATCGGACTGCCCCCCAGCACGACTGAACTTGCTGGGGACATCGTCGAGGTAGTCAACCGCCCAGACCATGAGCAGGTGGTTGACCAGCTCGGCTGCATACGGGCCGCCAGCTTTCTCTGGTTCGGCGAATGGCATTGTTCTGTCTCCTTAGGCGACTGGCGCTGGTTCAGTTGGTTCTGGTGTCGGCTCTGTGGCCTCGGGCGGATTATCCTGTTGCACCTTGAGTGCGATGATGGCCGCTTCTGCCTCCTCGACCTTCTTTGTCCACCGGTCCAGCATCTGTCGAGCGTGGTCGCGGTCACGGAAGAGTTTTGCCATCTCTGAAACCCACTGTTCGTCTAGGGTCATGTTTTCACCTCCCTGGGCAACCTTGGTCATCTGCGCCATGATTTTCCCGTCCTGGGTTATACCACGGGCAGAACCCGCACTCGTTCGACGGGACAGCTTCTACATCATTCCATTTATCTGGATACGTCAATGCGTCGATTTGCAGGATCTGCTGGGCGATCAGGTGGGTTCGGCGGATAGCCGTCAACGCGATCTCCTGGCTGTACCGCGCACACCAGACGTACATGTCCTTGAGCCAGCCAGCGCGGGGCAGGAAAACAAGACAGACCCTGTCCACCGGGTGGTTCTGTTGCTCGAACCCGTAGCCGTAAATGTGGGTCTGGATCTGGTAACCCAGCGGCGGCCCGTCCCTGCGGATCTTCTTCATCACGTCAGGACCGACAGTCTTGTAGTCGATCACTGAGCGATGTTCCTTGGAGTACAGGTCCGCGTGCCCCTCAATGAACTGGTTGATCGTGAGGGTCTGCTCAGTGAACCAGTCCCACTGGGCATGCGACTCCATCCAGGACGTGACCGCTTGGTCCATCCAACTGTGTATCGCCGTACCTACGATGGCCGGCCACCCGTCAAAGCCCGTGTTGCATGCAGGTATCTGGGCCAGTCGGTACCCGATCCGGCGGTCGCACATGGTCCCGATCTCCGACGGCCCCATCAGGACCTGCTTGGACCTGGGGTTCTGTTGCTCAGCCCACTTGACCATGGTGATGATCTGGTCCTTGAGCAGGGTGATGAAAGGATCCTCGTCTTCGGTTACCGGCAGTAGTTTCATGTCACAGTTCGGGTGAGTTCCGAAGCCGGCGTTGACTGAATCCATGATCGTTCCACAGATCAGACATCTCATGACCTCAGCTCGTCTACGTCGGACTGGAACATCCAAAGGCCCAAGATGCCAAGATCTGTGGCTTCAAACTCGCCGTTCCGGTAGCGGTAGAGCAGTTGTTCCTGAGGTATGCCCAGGAACGTAGCCACGACATGGAACGGCACCATGTTCCGGATGTCGATCTGGTGATCACGCAGGATACCAAGCTCCAGGGTGGCAGTTTTGTAGAAGCGGCCCACCCTGGCGGCGGTCAGCTTCCGTAGCCGGACCGGGCGCTTCTCCCAGTTGGCGTAGGTGGGCCAGGCCACCTGGAGCAGCTCGGCCATGGCGAACCTGGTCAGGCCCAGTTGCTCACGAAGGTCCTTTAACCGGCCATCGTCTATAACGTCCTGACCGAGTTGGACTGCCTCTTCGGTACTCATCGACACGGTGACATGCTCCAAATGTCTGAGTTTGTTCATTGATGGCCAGACCTCCCTTCCTGCATCACCGATGAGCAACACAGTAGTAGGGGGGGCCGACAGAAACGGAACATCCCCGCCCGTGGGGACCAAAGGGAGGCTTAGGGCGGGGATGTCCGGCCCAAGTCTATCGTGGTTTGCGACACAGGGAGGGATGGGGTATAGTGAAGATCGTTCCGGGTTCCAGCCAATGAATGCTTACACGCACCCAGAGTCGTCCAATGGTAGGACGTCGGTATAAGGAACCGAAGGTTGCTGGTTCAATTCCAGCTTCTGGAATCACTTCAGCCTTCATCACTCGGGACCTGGGACCTACACAACCGAATACGTGAGACAATCCCGTGAGGACTGGGCGGTCCTGTACGGAAGAGAAGCCCCGTAGGCTATGACTGCTTACGGGGCTTCTTTGCGTTGGCGCGCACTTATCATGATCGCATGGGGTTGTCCATAGCACAACGGATCGCCGGTCTACCTAACGATGTCCGGGAGACCTACATCCGTACGTTGCCGGACGAGGTTCTGGCCGAGATGAACCGGGGCGAGTGGTGGTACGTCGCTCGACCCGAGCAGATCCCGCCCCAGGGTCCAGAACTTGTCTACCTCTACATGGCCGGTCGAGGCGCCGGAAAGTCCAGGGCGGGATCCGAGTGGATTGTAGAGCGGGTGCTGAAGCATCCCTTTGACCGATCGGGGGTCCCTACCGAATGGCTGGTAGTTGCCGACACCTTGGCCGATGCAAGGACTATCAATGCCGAGGGCCCCAGCGGGATCCTCAACGTCCTGTCCAGGAGAAAGGTAGATCACCGATACAAGCAGAGTCCCCGGCCGATGATCCTATTCCCGGACGGGGCGAAGATCTATCTGGAGGGGGCCGATGACCCGGATACGGGTCGTGGGTACAACGCTTCGGGTGTGCTCTGTGACGAACTCGCCAAGTGGATTAAGCCGTATGAGACATGGTACGAGGGTCTCCTGCCAGCTCTGCGTGCCGACCTTCTTGACGATCATCCACGTGCCTTCGTCACCACAACCCCGAAGCCGATCAAGCTCCTGATTGAGTGGCTGGCCAGGGACGACGGGACCGTTCACGTCATCACCGGATCCACCTTCGACAACGCCACCAACCTATCCAAGCACGCTCTGCGTGAGTTGAAGATCCGATACCACGGCACCTCCCTGGGGGAACAGGAGCTGTACGGCAAGCTCCTGGAGCTGGCCTCCGGTGGACTGTTCAAGCGCATGGACATCGTCAAGCACCGGGTCAATGCGCCACCCGACCCCGGTGAGATCGTGACCACAGTCGTGGGCATGGACCCGAACCTCACTGGTGAGGAGGCACAGACCGGCCTCGTCGTGGTCTGTCGGACCGCAGATAATCACCAGTACGTGCTTGGGGACCATAGCGTCCCCGACTCGGGGCGTCATGCCGCCTTGGCTGCCTGGAAAACGGTGGCTCGCTACCAGGCGGACCTGCTGGTGTATGAGGAGAACCTAGGCAAGCGTTACCTGCAAGAAGTTCTCCAGGATGCCTACTACGAGCTGATAGAGCAGGGAATCTTTCCTCGCGGATCATCCCCCGCCATGAAGCCGGTCCATGCCCGACACGGCAAAAAGACTCGTGCCGAGCCGGTGGCTATGCGGTGTGAACAGGGTCGTCTCCACATGGTTGGCAACTGGGACGACCTGGAGAACCAGATGGTTCTGTACGACCCGACCAGTACCAGAGAGAGTCCCGACCGTATGGATGCACTGGTCCATGCCTCCATTCACCTCCTGGCGGGGGAGAAGCGGCAGATGCGGGTCAGTGATCCGAGCCAATATGACTTTCGTCTGGACCAGAGTCTCTATGACCTCAATCGATTGATGTAGATAGGAGATGAAGCGGAGAGGAAATGAGGGGAACTGACAAGTCGAGACGGAAAGTGGCGAACGGCTCTGAACTGTCCTGGCGAGATGAGTCGACGATAGAGGGGTGGTCCGTACTGACCAGTCGTTTCGGGTCGTGACGCGCAGAAGGGGATAGTCGGATGGGGCAGTTTTGGATCGGGCTCGGCCAGACAAGTCGAGACGACACGGGACGGGTAGACCTGTCTCCGTACCCTACCTCGACAGGGATGCCTGGGGCAAACATCCGATTCGTGGCGCCCGTAGCTCTTGACGTACTTTGACCTTTACGCTATGCGCATGATGTTGGTCGTGTCGTTGATTGTGGCGACTTTAGCTGTTGCCCGCCTGACACGACTGGTAGTTGATGATCAACTGTTTATCGGATTTCGCCGTTGGACGCTCCAAAAATGGGGCGATACCTCCTGGCAAAGTTATCTGATCACCTGCCCCTGGTGCATGAGTATCTGGATCGGCATACTGATCATGCCTGTCGCCGCCCTGTGGCCCTCCATCTGGGTCATTGCTCCCCTCTCAATCCCGGCCGCGTCCATGATTACCGGCCTCCTCCTTGACAAGGGGTAACAGTGCGCCTCAGTAGACGAGCCAAGACTCCGGAGTTGATCTCTGATGTTTCACGTGAAACATCGCGGAGCCTGGTCGCCTCAGCCGCCCGGATCAAGATGGATGGGCTCGGCTGGCGTACGTACAAGTTCGGGGATGACACCTGGCAAACCGAGGCCTGGCGTCTCTACGACATTGTCGGGGAGCTACGTTTCGTCTCCAACTGGATCGGATCTGCCTGCTCGCGCGTCCGTATCTATGTCGCCGAGGTGGACGACAACGGGCGTGTCCAGAAAGAGGTAACGAAGAAGAAGGTCGCTGGCCTCGCGGACACCCTGTTCGGCGGACCTCCAGCTAAGGCTGAAGCCCTTCGCATGCTGGGGATCAACCTCACTATTGCGGGTGACTGCTTCATAGTCGGCCGCAGTACCGACGATCCGGAGTCGGACGAGTGGTATGTGGTGTCGACGAGCGAACTTAAGCGTTGGGGTAGCAACATCATCCAGCTCAACCCGGACGGCTCGAAGGAACACCTCAACCCTGGCAAAGACCTCGTAATCCGCGTATGGACTCCACACCCCAGACGAAACCTCTGGGCTGACAGTCCTACTCATGCCGCCCTCCCCATGCTCTGGGAGATCGAACGGCTCACCCGCTACGTCTTCGCTCAAATCGACTCCCGGCTGGTGAGTGCCGGCCTGCTGCCCATTCCTAAGGATGTTTCCTTCCCGGATGAAGATCCAGAACTTTCTGGGGCCGAGGCATTGACACAACGTCTCCTGGAGACGGGCTCAGCTTCCCTTAAAGGTGAGGGTACGGCCGCTGGTGTCGTTCCCACGTTCGTGGAAATGCCCCTGGAAGCTCTGGGGAAAATTGACCTAATCCAGTTCAGCAGCGAGCTGTCCAAGCAAGCTCTGGATCTTAGGTCGGAGGCCATCCGCAGGTTTGCCCTGGCCATGGACATCGAACCATCCATCTTGTCCGGAGCCGGAGAGGCCAATCACTGGGGTGCCTGGCAGATCATGGAGGGTCAGATCAACGTGCACATCGTGCCGTTGATGACCAGAATCTGTGACGCGTTGACCACGGCCTACCTACAACCAGCCCTGAAGACGATCAAGGAAGATGCCGAACGGTACGTCTTCTGGTACGACACTTCTCCGCTAACGGTCCGCCCCGAGCGGCTGAAGGACAGCCTGGAGCTGTACGACAAGGGCATTGTTTCACGTGAAACAGTGCTGCTGGCCGGTAACTACAAGATCAGCGACGCCCCCGAAGATGAGGAGGACCTGCGCAACTTCACCCGGGAACTGATGCTGCGGGACCCCAACCTGTTCCAGATCCCTAAGGTCCGCGAAGTCGCTGGGTACACCCCTGACATTCTCCCACCGGACACCGTGGTGACCGTCCAGCAACCAGGCCAGCCCGGCGCTGGACCGCCTCCTCCACCACCACCCCCCACGGGCATCTCTGAAACACCTGGTGGGCCGATGCCGGTAGGTCCCTCCGAAGCTCAGAATGCTCTGAGTGGTCCACCGCCGGCCCCGGCTGGGATAACGGCGTCGGCGGTGGTCCCGCTGGCTGCCGTGCCCACCTCCATGAACATGTTCGTGGTGGCCAACGCCACCGTGCTGCGGGCGCTGGAGAGGGCCGGGAAGCGGCTGCTGGATCGACACTCCCGAGACCGATGGCCGGATGTCCCCCCGTATGAACTACACACCAGGATCCGGGTGGGCGGGACGGATCATGCCGGTCGACTGCTGGATGGATCGTGGGACCATCTCTCCGTCCTAGCTGAGGCGGTGGATCCGGAGATGGATACCGCCAAGCTCCAGTTCGCTCTCCAGGACTACTGCACAACACTCTTAGTACAGGAACAACCACACCACGTAAACTTGCTGGCTCAATATTTGACTCATCAAGGACTCATGGATGCCAAGTCGTGAGCAAGACGAAAGGCACCTGGCGGGTGTGGTGGGTGGAGCGTTGTCCCGGTGGCTTCAGCAAGCTCGGGCCGTGGTCATGGCGCCATTTCGCCGGTTTCGCATGCAGCCAGACGCGACAGCAGTTTTCCGAGTTCAGGCCGCCTGGGATCAGGAAGTCGAAACGATCATGACAACCATCGGTCAGATAGCCATGGGCGCCTGGTCAGAGGCTACGGACGTGCCACCGGTGTCCAGGCACGCCTTCCTGATGAGTCAATTAGCCCAGACCGAGAACTTCCTGGTTCGGATTCCTGACGAGGTTTACAACCTCGTCTTCGCCGAGATAACCGATGCAGTCAACGAGGGGTCCGACAGTGAACGAGTTGCAGAAAGAGTGGACAGAGTACTGGAATATAGCGGGTCCGAAAGATGGCCAAATCGAGCCCGGGTTATCGCCCAGACAGAAGTTACTCGGGCTTATGGCGCAGGTACCCTTGCCGCCGGACTTGAGCAGTCCCGAGTTACCGGAAGGGTGTTGCAGAAGCGCTGGGACACAGAGCACGACATGCGGGTGCGCGCCTCCCACCGAGCTGTAGACGGACAGGTGCAGGCGCTATTCATGCCGTACTACGTGGATGGCTTCCCTATTCAGTACCCGGGTGATCCAATGGGACCACCCGAGACGGTGATTAACTGTCGCTGTGATCTGGTGATCATGGACGAGAGGGGGCGGTGATGGTCGATCCCAACCCAGCACGGGGGATGCCGCTCCAGCTTCAGCGCTACTGGCTCACCGGTAAAGGTGCCGCCAAGATCCGCTGGGGAGTGCCGCACGATTTCAACCGCTGCGTACGCAACCTACGTAAGTACTTTCCTAAGAACCCGCAAGGGCTGTGCAACATTCTGCACCAGAAGGCTTTGGGCGCACCTCCAGGCAAGGGGCACCCGGGGGAAGCAAGTATCACCTTCAGTGCCGGGCTGATGATCACTGATCGGGACGCCCTGGTGGCGGCCCAGGAGCTAATGGACAAGCAGCCCAAGCTGGGCCAGTACACCTGGGCCGGCCCCCTGGCCCCGGTCGGTCGTCCCACCCAGGAGCCGAGCCGTATCCGAGTCTTCGAACCGGGAGCGCTCCGGCACCGGATGCTGCCGCTGCCCCTGGACTGGCGGGAGCGGGTCGCCCCCGGGCATGAGGGTGCCGTCACCGTCGGCCGTCAACTCGGCATTGTCTACGGTCCTGACCACACTGGACTGGAGTATGCGTGGGCCTGGGGCGACTTCCTGGACGAGGAGATCATCCCGGATGTGAAGAAGGCTCGGCACCTGACCGAGATGGGGGTCGCCGGGACCAGTGTGGACCCGGGGGGGCGCATCGTGGGCATGCTGAACCCGGAGACCGGGGCCACCCACATGTCCGAGTTCACCATCGGTGGGGCGACCCTGGTCCCCATCCCGGCCTTCTCCGCCATGCGTATGTACGTGTTCGACGCCGATGGGGACTGGCCCGACGACGACCCGGACATGATGGAGGTATCTGGTGGGGATGACTGTGGTTGCGCAGACGCAGCGCCAGCGATTCTGGCTTCGGGTGCGTCATTCACGGTCAACTCATCCGGATGGCGGGGGCTACCCCTGGCACCTCGTGATGCGGTCTTTGACAATGACGACGCGGTCAAGCGGATCACTGCGTGGGCCAACGTCGGTGCCCAGGGTGCTGACGTCGATAAGCTCCGGCGCGCATTCATGTGGTACGACCCGAACCTCCCCCCGACGGACCCGACCTCCTACCGGCTACCGGTAGGAGATGTCATCAATGGGGACCTGACCCTCATCTACCACGCTATCTACGCAGCGGCAGCTCTGCTGTCCGGTGCCCATGGTGGCCTGCCCGGAATCGACGAAGCCGACCGGGCTGACCTGCGCAATGTGATCAGTGAGATCTACCCGGAGATGGCCCGGGAGTTCAACGACGCCTCCATCCGTGCCCCCTGGGACCGGTCTGCTCAGCCAGGAGTCCAGATGTCTGCCGACACCTATGCCGCTACAGAGCCGTACGGGGACGTGAAGTACGCCGACCCTGGCTACCGGGACAACCGGAAACGCTACCCGATCGACACGCCGGACCACATTCGGGCCGCTTGGTCGTACATCAACATGCCGAAGAATCAGACTGATTACACGGACGAGCAGGTTGAGGCGATCAAGGGTCGGATCAAGGCGGCGGCCAAGAAGGCCGGCATCGAGATCTCTGATTCCGAGATGTCGGCCAACGGTTCAAACATGCGGAAGAAGAAGCGGCGCCGGGATGAGAATGGGGAGTACAGCATGACCATGTACCCGGTGGAGCCGCCAGCGGCCTGGTTCAGTAAGCCGGAACTGCCCAGTCGAACCCCCCTGACCGTCACCCCTGAAGGTCAGGTGTTCGGTCACATCGCTGCCTGGGGAGAGTGCCACCGTGACTTCGCCGGAAGAGAATGTGTCCTTGCCCCTAAGTCGCGTAAAGGCTATGAGCCATTTCATCTGGGAACTGTCTACACGGCTGAAGGAGATCCAGTCCGAGTTGGCAAAATTGTCATGGACACTCGCCACGCTGACATCAGCCTTGGGTACACCGCCGCCGCCATCCACTACGACAACACCGGAGACGAGGCCGCCGTCATCCGAGCCAGCGACGGCAACTTCGGAGTCTGGGTGGCTGGGGCAGTCGTCCCCGAGATGACCCCGGCGAAGGTGGCCAAGCTGCGTCGTTCCCCCATTTCTGGGGACTGGCGCCGAGTAGGGGACAACCTGGAGTTGACTGCCGCACTGGCGGTCAACGTCCCAGCCTTCCCGGTCTACGCCATGGATGGCGAGGATCAGCTAGCTCTGGTGGCCGCCGGTACCCTGGAGCCGGCCAAGGTCCAGGAGCCTCCGACTGGTGTTACTCCCGACCTGGACCTTGGCCGCTTCATCCGGGAGACCGTGGAGCAGGTGTTCGCCACCATCCAGGATGACCAGGCTCAGCAGGAACGAGCTGAGCGTCTGGCGGATCTGCTGGAGGACGAGCAGATCTATGCTGAGCGGGCCCGGATGGAGCGGTTCAGTGCCTTGACCGCTGCGGCACAGCCGCCGGAGCCTGCTCCGAGTTCCACTGTGGCCTCTCCCCCGGTCACCCCGGAGCAGGCTCCGGCCCCCGAAGCTGGGATGTCTGACCAGCCTTGGCCACCAGACCCGGAGACCCTGATGCAAATGCAGATGGATGCCCGTTTCTCTATCATCGAGGAGCCGGCCGGAGGGGCGGAAGTGGTTCCTGGCGCAGATCGCCAGCAAACTACTCCCCCGGCCGGTGCCACCTCCCCTACTGAATCCGAGGTGCAGCAATGATCCGTCGCGGCGATGGCATGCATGGAGCCGGAGGGTACGGTGGCAAGAAAAGTACCAAGATCTTTCCTATTACCTGCGGCCTGAAGCGTCCGTAACCCATGCCCGGGATCGGCGACTCGTGGGGCACGAAGGAGGAGTTACTCCACCCTCGTGGCCCTGATGGTCGCTGGATCCGTAAGGCCGGAATGGCCAAGAGCCTCATCCAGGGAGTCTTGGACTTCTTGGCCAGCTTCCGGCCCCGCATGTTCCAGAACAAGCGACAGTCCAATCAGTACCTGACGAACATTGCTTCCCGTCAGGGTCGGGGCCGGATGGGTCGAGCTGACCACCTCCGCCTCCGTAGCGACCTGGGTGCCACCAACGCCGACCTCCGCGACGGGGTCATAGACGAGCCGTCGACACAACGGTTCGTGCAGATGATGGACCGGTCGGCCACCGAGTTGCCAGACGATGTAATCCTCACCCGGGTCGTGGGTGTGGATTCCTTCGGGTACACCCCACAGACCGCAGCCGGCACCAGCTCAGATGCCGACCCTGGGATCCGGGAGATGGCCGGAAAGCTCATCGCCGACCGGGGCTACAGCCTCACCACCATCGGTGGCGTGGAAGGGACGCAGCCGGCTGGCAGTGTCCGGATGGTCATCGCTGCCAAGAAGGGCACCAAGGTCGTCGTTCCGGCCGCTGGTCCGGAAGACTCCACCATCTTCCTTGATCGGGACCAGCCACTTCGGGTGACCAAAGTGGAGCCTGATGGTGTCGGTGGCTGGACCATGTTCGTCACGGCCGACTCGTCCGGCCGACACAAGACGCCAGAACCGATCGCTGGACCCATCGGTGAAGGACGGCGCCCGTCGAAGGAGCGGGAAGCCAGCATCCGTGAAACGGGCCAGCGGCTGGGGAAGTTCGAGAAGCGGCCAGATGATGAGCAGGAGGCTGCTGATGAGCAGGCCCGAGCCGAGGCTGCGGCTGAGGCGGCCAAAACCCCAGTCACCCCGTCCCCGATGCAGGAAGCAGAACGGCGGCGCGTTGAACAGCTACAGCAACAGGCTGGCGTCCAACCTCGCACCGAGCCAATCCATGCCCCGTCCATCGGCGGGGAGCCGCGTCCGGCGACAGGTCCCGGTGGCCAACCGGCGGCCCCCGGCGCCCCGGAGGCTCCGACAGCAACGACTCGCTCTGTGGACCTGCGCCGCGCTGTCCGTGATGCAGGTGTTCCGTCTCCGGCCGCCGGCCCCAACCGGAGGCGGTTCAACGAGGCTTACGAAGGCGTCGTCTCCGGACGGAAAGATCCGATTGACGCGGTCCGGGAGTTGGACCGGGATGCGGCAGATCTAGACGCCGCTGGGGATCCGGATGCTGAGGACCTGCGCCAGCTCTCGGATGTGATCAAGCGAGAGTACGGACTGGAGCAGCCTGAGACGAAGCAGGCGCCGGGTAAGGCGGTACCACGCACTGAGGCTGGGCTGCCAAAGGTTGCCAAGTCTCAGATGCAGGAGCTGGACGAGCGCAAGAAGGCAGCCAAGGCCGGGAAGGCAACGGCTCCAGAGGCGGCTCCGACTCCGACACCAGTGAAGGCGCCGGCCAAGAAGTCTGGCATGAGCCGGGACCAGGAGAACCGCGTCATTGCTCGGGCCCAGCAGTTCCGGGGTAACGAGCGTAACGAAGAGGAACAGCGGATTGTCGGGACGGCCGATGAGATCTTGGCACGGCGACGTGGTGAGGCACCGAAGGCGCCTGCTCCGGTGGCCAAGAAGGCTCCGGCGAAGATGGCAGCGCCGGTGGTTCCTCCTGCTGAACTAACCCCTGAGCAGGAGATAAAGGGCCTGTTCAACGGTAAGCGGCCAACCAATGCTCAGCTACGGGAGATGGGGGAACGCAACAACCTCGGCTTCGGACCCAAGGAGCCACGCTCTGAGATGATTCTGGCCATCCTCGGTGCCCGGCCCAGTCGTGGCCGGCAGCGGGGGGAGGTGCCGGTAGAGGCTCCGAAGAAGGCGGCAAAAAGGGTCAGTACAGAGGACCGGGTTGCCACTCACCTCCTGGACCGGATGAACCCAGAGGTGCGGGACCAGATCCTGGCCGACATGCCGGAAGGAGACCGGCGTGCGGTAGAAGAGGCAGTACAGCGGGTGCGGAAAGCTGGTCCTCCCGGCAAAAAGACGGCCAAGAAGGCTGCACCGGAGGCTCCGGGTGATGACCTGGACCGGATGACGAAGCAGGAGTTGATCGCTGAGGCCGGTCGCCGTGGTGTAACGGCACGAGGTGGCTGGACAAAGGACAAGATCAAGGCAGCGATTCGAGGTCGGGAAGAGGCAGCGGCACAGGCACCTGAGGCTCCGGCCCCAGCCAAGAAGGCAGCCAAGGCCGCCGTACCCGAGGCTGCACCTGGGCGCCTGGAGCGGATTGGTCCGCAAACTGTCCAGGTTGGAGACACCATCCTTCTCGGTCGGGACGGGAGTCGTCCATTATCCCGAGTAAAGCCGGGAGCCTCCGGTCGTGAGGTTGCACGCATCGAGCGATCCCCCACGAGGCGGTATCAGTTCTACGACGCCGACGGGAAGCTGATCGACTCGGTCAACCCGAACGGCAAGATGAACGTTCGCCGTGGCGGACAGGCCCCAGAACTTGAGGCTTCAGCCGAGGCACGGAAGCTCACTCCATCCGAAACCCTGGCCAGGCTCAGTGGCCAAGAGAACCCTCCGAGCCGTGAACAAGCTCAGGAGATGGTCAGTGACTTCAACAAGGCTCAGCTCCAGGAGATGGCCAAGGAGCTGGAGATCCCGCGCCGTACCACTCTGACGAAGCCAGAACTGCAACGGGAGATTGTTGAGGCGACGGTAGGCAGTCGCCGTGACTCCATTGCTACTCGTGGCTTCACGGAAGCTCGCCCTGAGGCCGTCCCCTTGGCTCCAGAGGACTCCGTTGAGGTAGCCCGTAACCGTCAGGCCAAGATTGATCGTGGCCGTAAGTACGGACGGCTGGCAGCAGAGTTCGATGAGCTGGTTGCTAACGAAGCGTCGGCTGAAGCGATCAGTGCCAGGGTCAGGGCCCGTCTCGGCACCGAAGGTTCCGACGCTAAGTGGGCTGACGCTATCGTCGAGATGCTCGGCCGTGGGGATGTGGATGGAGCACGCTCCTTCGTCGACCGGATTACTGCAGCCGATGATGTGTCCCTCCAGGGCAAGGCCGGGGACGTGGTGCCATTCAATCGGCGCCTGCACAAGGGCATCGCTGGGGACATCCCCGAAGGGACGATGGTTCACATCGTCCGTCCAGGCAGCAGCACCAGGTGGCGTGACGAGGACATTCAGCTCGACCGGGCCACGGTCGAAGTAGCCAGCCCCAAGGAGGCGGCTGGTGCCGAACGGTCCGAACGTGGTGCCCGGGTGGTCCCTGAGGGATCGGTGAAGGGGGACCGTACGCAGACCCCCGTCAGTAACGAACCCCGTAAGCGTGAGTTCGGTGATGCCTGGGATGCAGCTGACTTGGATGCTGACGGTGCTGCCGGCCGGAGCCTGAAAGAGATCCGAGACGACGTAGCCAGCGGGAAGATCACCCCTGAGGAGGGTGTCCGCCGCATCGAAGGTGAGATCAGCTTCAACCAGGAGGACCTGAACGAGGTCGACGCCAACCTGCGCCAGCCTGACCTCAGCCCGGAGCAGCGGACCAGGCTCCAATCTGATGCAGCCAAGCTCCAGAGTGCTGTCGACGCGCAGAAGAAGGCGTCGAAGTTCATGCGGATGTACTTCAGCGACGAAAAGCCGACCATCGCTGAGGTACGGGTCAACCTGGATGCGGAAGGCTTCGAAGCGCTCCAGAAGGCCACCCCGGACGATCTCCGTGAAGCTGCCCGGATGCAGGGCTTGGACCCGCCGAAGGGTGAGACTAAGGAGG